TCACGTAGTTTGAGCGGTCGAACTTCTGACTCTGGCTCATCTTCTGACATTCGATCTGTGAATATCTCTGCCCGAATGAATCGTGATCCGTCACCTGAGAACGTTGTGTCTATGATTTCATTACCGACTTCATCTCGGTAGGTGATCTCTTCTGGCGTTGCGATCTCAGGTATCTGCGATGCGTGTAAGTTGATTGTCTGTTTGAGGTTTGGGAAGTACCGTTCTAAGTTGATTGTCTTCATGATTATTTCACCTTCAGGATGATTGAGTTGGCGATGGTAGCGGTTGCGTACCATGAGTGCGGGGCAGGGTAGTGAGGACCTTCGAGCGTTATCGTGCCATCGGTTTTACCTGCGAAGAATCCGCCGTGCTGGAATACTTCTACCTGATCGCCAGATTTTACTGCGTCCTTCAGAGCCTTCTTAGTTTTGAAATTAGTTACTGAGTACATGTTGATTCTCTCTCTGCTAATAGGGAACATCCCCACTAAGCGAGAGATCAATCCTGAGATTGACCGCTCGTATGGTGGTTTAGTCTAGTATCTGAGCCATCTGCTCCATTGCAGGCATTGCTTGAATGAGTACCAGTGATTTTTAGAGCAGCATTGCATTTGATTGATCCTTGTATCGTGCTAGTTAGTTTTCTTCCCACTCACCGACAAGGGCGAATGTTGCGCCAGAGTCACAAGTTGAGCAGTTCATTTGAACGGTGTTATCACCGTCGTAAATGTCCTCAACTCTCAAAATGTGCTGGTCGTTTTCGCATTTCATTTGATTCTCTCTCTACATTTTAGGGTTGCGACTGCGTGTTCCTTCTGTGGTGAAACAAGATGCTCGGATGCACCATTTATCGTGGTAGGCATTCGTCATGCCACAAGATAGGCACTTCCAATCTTTACGTATGTCGATAGCCATGTTGGTTCTCTCTCTCGTGCTAGTTAGTTGGATTGTTTAGTTGCCTTTGCCGATGAGCCTGACCACGTCATATTTATCTCGATGCACCACCCATGTGGTCGCTTGCACGATATGAACGGGTACATCCAACTTCTTAGCGGCTTCTGCGTATGCATCAGCGACTAACTCGTATGCGCCCTTACGCTGCAGGACTTTTATTTGGATGTCTGTCTGTTTTGTACCCATCCAAATACTGAATGCATGGCGGTCGATACAGGCTACCGTGTTGCCTAGTGGATTGATGATCGCCAGTGCGAACCGTTCAACCTTGGGACCACGTAGCGCAGATAGTTCGCCAGCTAAACATCGGTTAGCTTTGTCGATGTTTGCGCCAGATTGGAATCTTGTGAATCCTGTAGCGCATACTTCCGATGCTGCAATTTGATTAGTGATCCAATCGGTAACGGGTGACAGTGCTGCTATCGCATACGCCACATTTACGACTGGCAAATCGTGCTGATCTGCTAGTGATTCTGCCAAATGTCGAGCCATCCAATACCAATTTTCTCCCCCGATTTGTTGTTCTTCTGTAGCACGTTCGTACGTGCTGATTATGTTCGCAACTGATCCGGTCATAATTTCGCTGATTGGAATTGTCATTTTTGATTCTCGATTCTGCTAGGAATTGGTTTGTTTTAGTCGTTGTAAATGGGTGTCATAGTTGCGTATAGGTCATTGTCATAACTTCCGACAATTTCGACATCGTAGGACTTGATGAGCGGAAAACCGTAAGCTTTTTGCAGTTTGTTTTCTAATCCAACTCTGACTTTTTCCGCTACTGCCTTTGCTGCTACTAGTGCGTCGCCGTTATCAGTTGAATATGACGATGGGACAGTGGCGGAGAATTGGAAGTTGTCACCATCCTTTACTGTGGCTTTATAGCGTGATCCTCTTGAGTTTGTAGGTGCTAGGAATTTGATCTTGATAAGCATTGTGATCCTCTTGATCTGCTAGTTATTGAGAAAATAATCTCAAACAAATAGAGTCAAACGGTAAAGCTTGACTCTATTAATTAGATGCTATTTGATTCTCGGATTCTCGTTATTGTTTACGTTCTTAGGTAATTGATTGTTGATTTATTATTGCCATTTATTTTTATTGGCGAAACCTACGCATCACTGTTCCCGCTCGCATATCTGCAGGACTCGTTTAGTGGTAGCTGTTCTGTTCTCATCCCTATACGGCGGAAACTGGTTCGATCAATGCGCTAACAACAGTGACTTTTACTCAACTTAGAATCGAACCATTCTGCGAAATGGTGGAGTGGGTTATCTGTCAACTAACCCAGACGGACTTACGAACAGTGTTAAGTGTAAAGCAATTACTACTACTTGCAAGCGATTTAACTACGAATATAGACCAATTTACTACTATCTTTAGAATAGTCGAAAAACACCAATTTCAACGTAGAGCGCAGTTAGGGAGTAGTAGCATAGTAGAAGACCTTGGATGATCTCGTGTCCGCTCTACGTTCAACGTGCGGACTATATCCAACAGAAACATGATGCTGTACAGGCAGTAGTAGAATTTAGGATGTGCGAAACGTGGTTTTCATACTCAAATCGCTGTACATTGCACTGCGGGCTAGTAGTAGTACACATAAGAGTGACTGAGTAAACTCGTATATGACTACATGGGATTACCCTTGAATAATGCCTATTTTCGCCAATATCCTCGCACGTACGCGAGAATCTCGCCAGTAAATGCGAATGCTTGCAGATGCGAATCTTTGCAAGTAGGAATACATGTACCAGTAAGCATGTATCGGTAAGCATGTATTACATTGCATGAATTGGAATGCATGAATTAGTTAGCATGTATTAGATGGGTGAATGGATGACTGGCGTAGGAATGGCGTAGCAGTAGATCAGCAGCAGGATAGGATCAGCCAGCAGGTTTTCGTGGGTGGTGTGTGGTGTGTGTGGTGGTGGTGTGCAGTGAGGGGGGGGGGGTGTGCTGTTGGTGGTGTGGTGTTTGATGGTTAGGTACCCTCCTGACGCTTTGAAAGTCAAAAAGTGATACCCCCTGTTGGTGTGTTTTTGCCTGTCGGAGTCCCGTTACGGTATTTTTTTGTGTTGTTACGTTGCTGTTACACCTTGAAGTGGTCAAGTTGAACTAGGATTTGGTTACCTGTAACGGGTGTAACGGCTATGTAACGGTATATGTAACGCTACTGCCGTTACACCTACCCCCCTAAAGGGGGGGGATAGGCTGTAACGTCTAGGTGTTGTTGTTGTTTAGGTAAAAGAAAACCAAGCAAAGAAAAGTGTTGTTGTTTATACTTTGTTTTGTTGTTGGTGCTTTGTATCCGGGGTGGTTCACTCGACTTCCTCGTCAGGTTTGGGTAGCTGTATAAAGCTGGTACTGTTTTTACAGCGTCTTAGTGTTTTATCGCTAGGGGTCATCAGCACGCAAACTTCCCATGTGTTGAACCCTCTACGCATTGGAGGTTTGTGTTTTAGGGGGTAAAAATGTTACTGGCAGATGACCGAAAGGCTCTTCTCAAGACGATTGGTTATGAGACTTGGGAGGAGCAGGACAATATCCTGAACCACAAGGCTCGTATCAAGTTGGTTGCGGGTGGAGAGCGTGCTGGGAAGAGTTTTCTGGGTGCGTTGTCGATAATAAACAGGCTTGATGAGTTTGAGAGTGGCGACATATGTTGGTTAGTAGCTAGGGATTACGAGCGGACTCGTGCTGAGTGGAACTATTTGTCTGAGATCCTGACTAAGTTGGGGTTTTTGATAAAGCAGACCAAGCGAATTGACCCCGGTGAGATGACCGTGGCGTGTGGGACTAGTGAGAAGCCGGGTGTTTTCACTATCAAGACTAAATCTGCCCAAGATCACCGTAGTTTGGCTATGGAAGCCCCCCGAATGGTGGTAGCTTGCGAGTCTTCGCAGATTGACTACGAGAGTTTTCTTAGATTGCGTGGTCGTATTGCAGAAAAGCGTGGATATCTGTTCCTAGAGGGTACGTTTGAGATGTCATTGGGCTGGTATCCGTCCCAATGGGAGGCTTGGCAGTATTACAACCCCGATGATGACGCTATTTCCTTCTCATTGCCCTCTTGGACAAACAAAGTTGTCTATCCCGGTGGCAAAGAAGATGACGAAATCCTGTCATTGCAGCGATTGCACTCTGAAGACTGGTTCAATGAGCGTGTTGCGGGCAAACCAGCCCCACCAAAAGGGCTTGTTCATAACAGTTTCGATATATCAAGTCACATATCAGATAAAGCAGAGTACATCGAAGGCGAAGCTGTCCATCTTTGGGTCGATCCGGGCTATTCTCAGGTCACCAAATCAGCATATGCAGTCGAAGCAGTGCAGATTATTGAAGATCAGATCAGAGTTATTGATGAAATCTACGAAAGAGAAAAGATCACAGAGGAAATCATCGAGATCTGCCAGATGCGACCATGGTGGAAAGACGTTCAGCATGGTGTTATCGACATCGCCGCACACAACATAGGCGAATCAAGACCTGTTGATACTTGGTTGCAGCACGCAAAGCTTTATATGCAGTCAGGAAGGGTCGGAATCCTTGATGGAATCGAAAGGTTCAACACGTTCCTGAAGGTAAACCCCTCAACAAAGCTGCCGAACCTTATAATCAACCATAAAGCTAGGGGTATAATCTCCGAATTAGGTGGCTGTGCGAACCCCTTTGACGATCAAATTCATGTATACACATGGCGTACAGACAGGGATAACAACGTAATTGGAAGGCAACCAAGGGATGCTTTCAATCACGGAATAAAAGCACTAACCTACGGACTCGTTGTAAACTTCGGGTATGCTAGGGCAGCAGGTGCAACGAAAATAATCTCAGTAAACAGGTGGTAATGTGTCTAAAATTGACGACCTAATTTCCCAGATCGAAGGTGTTTGGGAATCGCCGGGGTTCCGTAGCAGAAGGTCACGCATGGAAAGCGATTACGGTCTGTACCGTATGAACCCATACGAAGCTGGCAATGGTTACCAAAGCTACACATCAAACGCACCTAAGATCCTTGCAGATAAGATCATGTCTTACCTGTCCAATGCCCAGATGTCGATACGTGTTCCACTAAGTTCTGAAGTAGCTGACCGTACTCCCGGCACACTGAAGGAAAAGTTCGTTATCGGCGCACTCAACCTTGCCGATGAACGAATGCAGCGATACGGTCAACCGTCTGTGAGAGAGCAGCTATCGTTTTATGTGACGCTGCGTGGGTGGTATGCAGGGCGAGCCATGCTGAACAAGCACGAAGATGGCTCCACATACGTTGATATAACACCGTTTGACCCCTTGCACATCTGCTACGAAATGGATGACCAAGGGATTGTTTGGCTTGCACACAAAACAAAGCGGTCACCTGCTGCGATAAAGCGAGCATTCAGTGTTGATGTCGAACCTGTAGTGCAGGGAGATACATCGGCAGGAATAACTGTTTGGGATTATTACTCAAGAACAGAAAATGCTGTTCTGATCCGGGGCGATGAAGATCAATCGAAGTTCGGTAAGCCTCTTACAAAGCACAATGTAACTGATGTAAATGGCAATGCCTGCGCCCCTGTATTCCTTGGTGCAGTAGGTCCTGCTCCTTGGGTGCAAGATGATTTGTCAGGAGATGACACCGCAAGAGATTACGGTGAGTCCATATTCTCTGCAAACAGAACGCTTTACGAAGATTACAACTTCGCTATGAGTGCATATAAGACACTCGTTCGGCGCGCTGTAAGGCGACCATACAAGATTACTTCCCCAGATGGGACTACCACGCTTGATACCGATCCGTGGCAGGATGGTTCGGAAGTTCCACTGCCAGCAGGAACTGATATTCGCCTGATGGAAGAGATCACAATGCCCCTTGATACGGGCGCATTTGTGGGCTTAGTGTCTGGTGAATTGCAACGTGGTGGACTATCCAACGTAAGTTACGGCGAACTTCCTTTTGCTATCTCAGGCTTTGCGGCAAAGATCCTTCAAGAAGGTTCTGCCCATCAGATTGAGCCACGAGTAAAAGGCATAACTTCTTGTTACAAACAGATCTCTGAAATCATTTCTATGCAGTACGAAGCAGGTGGCTACAACCCTGTCGAAGTACGAGGTCGCCACAACGATATCGCTAGTTACTTCAATCAGGAAATAAAACCTGCCGACCTTGAAGGCGCAGGTGCGATTGATATCAAGTTCGGTGTTCGTATGCCACAGGACGAACCGCAGCTAATCACAATGGCTCAGATGATGCGTGAAGGTGAAAAACCTCTTGCACCTGATGAGTGGATTTGGGAGAATGTATTACAGATCAATGATGTGGATCAGTTCCGTAATTCCATTTCAGCACAGCAGGCTCAATCGACAGAGCCAAAAGCGTTGTTGTTGACATTGATCGAAGGTCTAATGCAAACGGGCGACGAAGAAAAAGCCTTGATTTATGTAGACCTTCTGCGAAAAACACTGAAGCAAGACAAGCAAGAAGAGACTGCTCAAGACATGCAGTTCCAGCAGTTGTTAAGCTCTATGGGTCTGCCGCCTGAACAAGCAGGTCAGGGTGCTAGCACCCAGCCTCAAGCACCAAATCCTAATCCGGGTAGCACAGGCAGAAGCCCCATGGATGTATCAGGTGGGGTAATATC